GAGCGCGGTCTTGAGGGCGGCGTCGGTCAGCGCGGAGAGAAAGGCGACCCGGGCGAGCGCGGCGAGGCCGGTGAGCGCGGGCCGCAAGGCGAGCGCGGCTTTGAGGGTGGCCTCGGTCAGCGCGGAGAGAAAGGCGACCCCGGCTTAGACGGTGCGCCCGGAAAGCCGGGTGAGCCCGGTCCAGCTGGCGAGAGAGGCGAGCGCGGTGAGCCTGGGCCGAAGGGCGACCTCGGAGACAAAGGTGATCCCGGCTCGGACGGTGCGCCCGGTGAGCCTGGCCCTCCTGGCCCCGCTGGCGAGCCCGGCGATCCCGGCCCGAAGGGAGACCCCGGAGCGAAGGGCGAGCCTGGAGACAAGGGCGAGCCTGGCGCGAAGGGCGAACAAGGCGAACGAGGAGCACATGGCGAAAAAGGTGAAAAAGGTGAAACGGGCGAACAAGGCGCGCAAGGCGAACCTGGTCCGCGCGGCGAGCAAGGCGAGCGCGGTGAAAAGGGCGAGCCTGGGCAAGACGGCAAAGACGGCAAGGAAGGCGCGCCGGGGCAGCTGAAAGCTGCTCGGCCGTTCAACGACGGCGCGGTGCATTACGAGGGCGATGTCGTCACGCACCAGGGCTCGACATATCAGGCCAGGTGCGACACGGCGCGCCCGCCGCCGCATAGCGACTGGGCTTGCGTTGCAGCCGCTGGACGCGACGCCACCATGCCGGTGATCTGCGGCACCTACCGCGACGGCGAGACCTATAGCGCTCTCAACATCGTGGCGCTCAACGGCTCGGCCTTCATCGCGCGCTGCGATGATCCGGGGCCCTGTCCAGGCGACGGCTGGCAGCTGATCGCGTCCGCTGGGCGCGCAGGCAAGCCGGGGCCGAAGGGCGAGCGCGGCGAGCAAGGGCCGCGCGGCGAGCCCGGAGCGAAGGCCGCAACCATCATCCGCTGGGAAGTCAACCGGGCGGCCTACACCATCACGCCGATCATGTCGGACGGCAGCCAGGCCGCGCCGATCAACGTGCGGGCGCTGTTCGAGCAGTATCACGAGGAAAGCGATGGCTGACATCAGCGTCAACGTGATCACGCCCGCCGCCAGCTACGACCTGGCGACGCTCGCTGAAGTCAAAACCCTGATTGGCATCTCGTCGACCGACACCAGCGAGGACGAGTTGCTCGCGATGTGGATCACGACCTATTCCGACATCATCGCAACGATGTGCCATCGCGTGTTCGCCAAGGAGACCGTGATCGAGACCTGGCGCGGCGACACCGAGCCGTTCGACACCGACAATGGCCGCATCTTCCTCACGCACTATCCGGTCTCCGACGCCGACATCGTCACCGTCACGGGGCCGGATGGCACGGATTTGAGCGGCACTTATGAGCTGGAAAACAAGAGCGGGAAGCTGCAGTTCTTCAACACGCAATGGAGCGAGCCGATCCGCATCAACTATTCGGGCGGCTACAACCTGCCAGGTGAAGCACCGGCTGCGCTCAAGCAGGCGCTGGCATTGCTGGTGCAGAGCGCACGGGTGTGGCAGTCGCGCTCGATGACGGCAGGCGTGCGCTCGATCTCGCATCGGGAGTCGCGCGTGCAGTTTTTCGACGTGAACCAGGCGCTCGCCAAGATGGGCGCGCCTGGGCCGCTCGGCATGGCGAGCGGGATGATTGAGCCGCTGCTGTCGGCATACACGCGCTACTATGTTTGAGATCAAGGTCGAGGGCGTCAATGAACTCCTGAAAAAGTTCGACGCCTTCGGCAAGCAGCTCGATGAACTGCACAAGCAGATGCCCGAGGAGCTTGTCGAGTGGCAGCGCACCGACATGCGCCGCAAATATCCGAACATCGAGGTCAGCAGCGACGGGGACGAGACGACGGCCGAGACCGACATCTGGCCGCGCTCTCGGAATGAGCAGGCTGGAAGCGGCTTCCGCAGGCCGAAGCTGCCAGTGATCGCTGCGCCGAAGCGCTATCGCTTGCGCGGCGCGGGCCGCACGCCGCCATCGACGCGCCCGATGCTTCGCACCGAGCTGTTCAGCAAGCTGGTCGACCGCATGACGAAGCTCATCGGCAAGGCGATGAAATGGCCATAAACCTCGACATTCTGCTGCAATCGCCGATCTTCGATTTCTGGGCGGTCGATTGCACGTTCGTCCCGCTGAAGTCGCAGCCGTCTGCTGGCAGCTATCCGGGACGCGGCATCCTCAACACCTATTCGGCCGATGTGACCGCGCTCGACGGCTCGCTGTACTCCGACCAGCGCACCATCCTCGACATCCGCGAGAGCGAGTTCGCCGTGCTGCCGATGCAGAACGATCACGTCATCATCCCGGTGGACTGCAACAACGTGCCGAAGGGCGAATACCAAATCGTCGATGCGGTCAGCGATGGCGGCGGCCAGACCATGCTGACGATCCGCAAATACGAAACGATCATGTAGGGCAGCCATGACGAACGTCACACTTCCGGGTACCGGCGTTATTATCGAAACGAAAGACACCGGCGGCGGCATTGAACGTCAGATCGTGGCACTCAAGCCCACCGATGGTTCGATGGGTGATGTGCTTCCGCCCGCGCTTGGCGCGGCGGGCGGTGTGAAGATCGACAATATCTTCTCGCAATATGAGACGGTGGCGGCTTCGCAGACTGCGCAAGTGATGGGCGCGCTCGGCGCGCGGCTGGATTATCTGGCTGGCGTGCTCGTCGTTCCTGCGACGCTATCGCCCGGCAATGTGCTTATTCGCGACGGTAACGGCGCGGACATCATTGTGTTTGCAGGTGGCACGAGCAGCGTCAGCGATCTGCGGCCGTTCATGATCCCGCTTGGTCTCTATGCGCAGGCTGCAACCGCGGGCGGCTGGCGTATTACCACAGGCGCGAATGTCTCCGCGATTGGCATTGGAAAATTCACCTGATGGGATTGCCCGATGCTGTCGCTCTTATTCAACCCGCCTGTTCAGCCGTCGATCTCCGACACGCAGAGCTATTCGCACATAATCCGCAACGTGTTCTTCGACGCGCTCGCGGGCGATCCGTTCTTTGCTGGCTACACATGCCGCAAAAACAAGATGCTGGTCGCGCGGCCCGAGTACCTGCCCTATCTCGGCGTCTACATCATCGACGAGACTATGCTGCCCGATGGCGACGGCAACGCGGGCGAGGTCCGTTTCATCCACGCGCTGCGCATCGGCTTCTCGGTCCTGGCGGCGAACAACGATCAGGACGCGCTCGAATTGCAGCTCGACGCCGCCTACTGGCGGATCATGAACCGGCTGTGGCCGGACGAGTACATCATGAACCTGCTGGACACGATGAACCCGAACACCGGGCAGCAGAACCCCGACAACACCCGGATTGAAAGCATCGAGCGCGGCTTGCGCCGCTACGTCTGGGGTCACGCGGCGTTCAACAACGAAACCCCGGTCGGCGAAGTGCAATACGACATCACCTGCCGCTATCGCACCTATTGGTCGCCGGGGCCGTTCGACGATCTGCTCACCATCGACATTAAGACCGGCATCAAACCGGGTGACACGCAGGACGAGATGGATCAGCGGCAGCAATTGCACGCGGTCTATCAGTTCGACCCGTCGAGCTTCCAGGCGAAGCGGGAATTCAAGCAAAGGAGCAAGGGCAATGGGCGTTAGCAAGGCATCGCTGCGCGGACTGCGCATGAACGAGCGCATGCAAAAAATGCGGGAAGCCAACAAGGCAGCGCAGAGAACCGTTCACGTCACGCCCGCGAACGACGACATGCGCCGGTTGTTGAGGCATCCGCGCGCTGGCGGCTTCGGCAAGGAAGGCGGCACGGATTGGCCGGATGATCGCTTCACGCAGCGCCGGATCGCCGATGGCGACATCAAGAAGCGCGAGGACGAGCACAAGCCGCCCGAACGCGGCAGGCACCAGAGCAGCAGCAAGGACAACAGCGCCGCCTAAAGGGCGGCGCAGTCATTTTGAGGAGACACGGCCATGCCGATTTCGTTCGCAAATATTCCAGCTTCAATCAAGGTGCCGCTCTACTGGGTCGAGGTCGATCCGTCGATGGCGGGCCTGCCCACGATCAATCTGCGTGCTCTGCTCGTCGGTGTCATGAAAGGCGGCACGGCTACGCATGACATCGCGGTCCCCATCGGCAGCCAGGCGCAGGCGGACGCGCAATTCGGCGAAGGCTCCGAGCTGGCGCGCATGTTCAAGGCGTTCTTTGCCAACAACTTCGCGAATGAAGTCTGGGGCCTGCCGTTGGCCGAACCGACCGGAGCGGCTGCGGCGTCGGGCCCCATCACCATCACAGCGGCCCCCACCGAAGCGGGCACCATCCATCTCTACATCTCGGGCGATTATGTGCCGGTCAACGTGCTGACCACCGACACACCGACGACGATTGCAACGAACATTGCCGACGCGATCAACGCCGACACATCGCTGCCGGTCACGGCGACGGCGGCCATTGGCACGGTGACGCTCACCTCGACGTTCCTGAGCGTCAACGCCAACGAGATCAGCGTGTCGCTGAATTACTACGGCTCGATTGGCGGTCAGCAGACGCCGGTCGGCCTCGGCATTACGTTGCCCGCGACGGGCTTCCTGACCGGTGGCACCGGCACGCCAGTGTTCACGACGGCCATCACCAACCTGGGCGAGGAGCCGTTCGAATATGTCGCGATGCCCTACACCGACTCCAACTCGCTGTTCGTGTGGGATCAGGAGTACGGCTTCACCGACCAGGGCCGCTGGGGCTGGCAGCGCGAACTGTTCGGTCACGTCATCTCGGCCAAGCGCGGCACCTACTCCGCGCTGCTCACGTTCGGCGACACGCTCAACAGCGGCATCGAGTCGATCATGGGGTTCGAGGTCGCGAGCCCGTCGCCCTCCTTCGAATGGGCGTCGGCCTACACCGCCAAGGCGCAGCGCGCCTTCATCAACGATCCGGCGCGACCGCTGCAGGCCTTGACGCTGAACAAGATCAAGGCGGCCCCGCTGCACCAGCGCTTCGATTTCGTCGAGCTGAACTCGCTGGCCTCGAACGGCATCGCGATCCAGAAGATCGGGTCGGACGGTCAACCGATGATCGCCCGGGAGCAGACCACCTATCAGATGAATCTGTATGGTCAGCCCGACGATGCCTATGAGCTGATGACCACGCTGGCCACGCTGGCCAAGCTGCTGCGCAATCAGAAGCACGCTATCACCTCGAAATTCCCGAGGCACAAGCTCGCCAATGACGGCACCAAGTTCGGTCCGGGCCAGGCAATCGTCACTCCCGGCATCATCAAGGCCGAGCTGATCAACCAGTATCAGCAGGATATGTACAACGGCCTCGTCGAGGACCTCTCCAACTTCAAGCGCAATCTGTTGGTCGAGCGCGACCCGAACGATCCGAACCGGGTCAACGTGCTCTATCCGCCTGACCTGATCAATCAGCTGCGCATCTTCGCCGTGCTCGCGCAGTTCAGGCTGCAGTACGACCGGGGCATCGACACCCAGATCATCGGCCAGCCGCAGCCGCCGTTCAACGCGGCGTCGGGCCTCTAACTAACCAATCCCTCACATCACCGCGCTTGCACAAACCGCGCCAGTTCTGACGCGGCCATCGGTGCTGGCCGACCGAAAGGAGACTGATCAATGGCTCAGAGAGTCGCAGGCATTGCCTTTCTGACCGTGGACGGCACGCAGGTGGCGCTGCGCGGCAACTTCACCGTCAGCCCGTCACCTGTCGAGCGCACGATGATCGCGGGGCAGGATGGCGTTCACGGCTATCAGGAATTGCCGCGTGTGCCGTACATCGAGGGCGACCTCACGACGATGCCAGGTTTCTATCTGGAAGACCTGATTGCCGAAACCGATGTGACCGTCGTCGCGCAGCTCGCCAACAACATGCAGTACATCCTGACCGGCGGGACGTGCAAAGGCGGTTTCGAGAACAACACGCGCGATGGTCAGGTGCGCGTGCGCTGGGAGGGAGTCACCTGTCAGGAGGTTAGCCTCGGATGAACATCGCGCAGAAACGTGAGGGCTTCGTCCACGACGACAAGCCGCTCAAGACAATCGAGGCGACGCCAGAACCGCAGGCCGAAAAGCCGCAGCGGACGATGCCGCCACCCGAAGTCGAGCCGTCGCCTGCTGAACTGCCGCCTTTGTGGCAGGACGAATGGCCGCTCGTGGTCAAGCTGCTCAACAAGCCGATCCGCAACAACAAGGGCGAGCTTATCCACGAACTCAAACTGCGGGAGCCGCGAGCGGGCGATATCAACCGCTATGGCAATCCCGTGCGGATCAATCAGGACGGTGACGTTGTCTGGGACGAACGCAAAATGACGTACATGATTGCGGCGCTCTCGGACGTGCTCGCGCCGTTCATCGAGGACATGCATCCGCGCGATTGGAATACGGCGGCGATGAAGCTGCGAAATTTTTTTCTGCCCGATCCACGGGCTTGGTAGGCGACGAGGACGAGATGATCCTCGATTGCTATCGCCTCGGGCGCCTCTTTCACGTCAGTCCCGAGGTGTTCCTGTCGATGCCATTCAGCGAGGTTCGAATACATCTGACGCGCACTGCCGAACTGACCCGCAGACAACAGCCAGTGGATGACGACTAATGCCAACGGAGCAAGAGCAGCTACAGCTTGTCGTCACGCTGGTCGACAATGCGTCGGCTGGCCTCGAAAAGATCACCGAGAAAGTGAAGGACATGGGTGGGCCCCAAATGAAGGAGGCCCACGAAAAGATGAAGCGCGGCAATGAGGAGCTTAACAAGGTCGTCAAGGACCTGAGCGGCGGATTCGGCGAGGCGTTCAAGGCAATCACCTCGTTTCGCGGCGGCTTGCTCTCCGGTGTAGCGGGTTTGGCGGCGTTCGGCATCGAGGCGAACAAGCAACTCGGCGAACTGAAAAAACTCGCCGAGGAAATGCGCGGGCTCAATCAGGCGGCTCGGGCCATCGGCGTTGATCCCACGTCGATGAAAAACATCATCGATCAGTTCGAAGCCATCGGCGTCAGCGCGGATCAGACCAAGGCGAACATGGGCAAGATGGCGGAAGCCATCGCCGACCTCAGTCGTCGAGGCAGCGCGTTGCGGCAGGATTTGCTGCATAACGCGGGGCCGTCTCCGCAGGCGCAGGCGGACATGCGCGAATTTATCGACGAGATCGTGCGGGCGCGCACGGAGGAGGAGCGATACAACGCCGTCGCGGAAGCTCGCAACAACATCATCAAAAACGCAGTGGCCAACGGTGCCAATCTGCTTGAGGCAACCAATCGCGCGAACCAGTTCGCATCGCGCTTCTGGGATAACACGATGGCCCAGATGGCGCGGCTGCAGGACATGGAGAAGGATGAGCGCGAATACTGGAAAATGCGAATTGATAGCGCGGAACAGCTCAGCAACAAATTCGGCGAGATCAAAAGCATCTGGAGCGACATCGCCAACGTCATGCACGCGCCAACGGCGGTGATGGAAAATCTGAAAGCGGTTTTGGAATACATCGAGCCAGCCCTTGAGCACATCAAAGAGGCGCTGGAATGGCTCGACAAATGGGCGGCAAAGCCAACTGCGAAGTTGGGTGGTGACAATGCCCAAGTCACGCCATTGAAGCCAGCCGAGGGCGCACAGGATTCGTGGCTGCGCCGTTTCGGCGATTACTTCGTGGACAAGCGCACCGACGAAGAGAAACAGAAAGCGCAGGAGGACAACACCAAGGCACTCAAAGACTTGAACGACGCCATCAAGCCAAAAGTGCCGTGGGGCTATCGGCCAACATCGGGCAGCGGTTTCAATCCCGCCTTTGTGCAGAACGCCAGTTTCACCACGGGCGGCGCGCAAGGCTACGGCGGCGGTGGTGGTGGTGGCTACGGC